TGATTCTCTCTGACCATTTGAGAGAGTGAAGTCTGAAGTAACATTCTTACTTCCAAGTGAAGGATTATTGACAACAGCACTTACTCCAGAAGAACCAAAGGTAATAACTTCTCCATTCTGGAAAACTGTGTTATTCTTATAAGCAAATCTAATGTTAGTGTCATTTACTCTGACAAGATATGTTGCTCTTGCGCCACTGACACTGCCAGTAATTTCTTCACCAATAATCAGGTCATTTGTTGTTGCAGTTGGACCATCCATTGATGCTGCAGTCATTGAAGGTGCAACAGGTGTGGATGTGTCATTAGATTCAAAAATACCATGAATCTTAACAACATCAGGAACATTCAGTGAAATAATTGGGTCCTGAACTCTTGTGCCAAATGCATAGTCACCATAAGTCAGACCATCATTCAATGTTGTTGAACCAGTTCCAGAAGCAGAAACAGATGATTTGTCAACAATTACACTATTAGCAATGTTCTTTCTCTTGGTCTTTGCAGTGACCTGATTCTTTCTAAGAGTTGCAATTACAATAGTTCCAGAGTCATCACTTCCAAGACCATTAATGGTCAACTCAGTTGAACCATTAGTCAAAGAGAATTGATTTTCAGTCAGTGATTCTGTTGAACCATCTGACCTAATAACAATATATCTTTCTTCATCAAATGGTAAAAATACCTCATTTGCGCCTGCGGACAGAGTTGCAGTTGAATTGCTAGTGATAGTTGTGCTGTATTGCTTTCTGATTACAATACTTGCTCCAGTAAGGTCTACTGAAGAAATATTTTTCTTGGGGAATCTGCTATAAAGAGAAGAATTTGAAGAAGCATTTCCACTTCCTTGATTTGACTGATATTTTGACTCAACAGTGGTCAAATCAGTAACTTCTGTTGCAGATGTTGGCAGAGCACCATCTCTATAACCAGAAATAGTGGTAACTGCTTCAATAGTAAAGGAAGTATTATTAACTCCTGTTACTCTACCAAAGGAAGGAATGCTATTTGTTGGAATTGAGTATTGTACAAGACCACCAGTTGTTACAATTCCAGGAAATACTGTTGTAGGAGAAGAAACTGTTGAAATGCCACCACTAGCAGCTGTAATTGATGCAATTCCAATGTTTCTTACTGGATATTGGATCAAATCTGCTGTAAAAGTTGCTCCACTGCCAACAATACCATAAACTGACTTAACATCAGACAGTTCATTATTGGTCAGATTGGTAATTGACCTTGCATTGGTGTCTACACCATTGAAAAGCAGTCTTTCACCAATAAAGAAGTCTCCTTGAACATCATATGCAGTCAGAGCAGTTCCTGCACTTACATCATATCTCAAAAATGCACTTGCACCACTAGATTGACCTTGAATAAAGGTTGGAGTGCTGAGTGTAACTGCCTCATTGACTGTTACGTCAGTATATGTCTGGATATCAAAGAGAGAAAGGTCCCACTGATTTAAATCTGGTGTAGTTGTGTCATATGAACCAGATTCAAGGGCAAAATCATAGATTCTAGCAACACCAATCTCACTTCCTGGTGCTGTTGTCTGAGTCGCACCTACTCTTTCGTCTCTAAGACTTAAAGTATTGGTAGTATTGAACCCAATAGTGGCAGAACCATAAACTCTGTTGACTGTAAAGGTAGGACCAAACCCAAAATTGACTGCTTGGTCTTCAATCAGAGTTGTGGTTCTTGGTTTTGGAACATCTAAGAAAGTTGATGAAATTTTGCTAACTTCATAACCTCTTACATATGCTCTACCTGGAGAAATTTTATAAATTGCCAGGTCATCATTTGGTGTTTGACCACTATCTGTAGTTTGGTTGGAATTATAGATTCCTCTATTGCCATAACCATTGTTCAGACTCTCTCTGACAGTGGTTACAAACTCTTTTACATAGTAGTGACCAGATTCATCAAAAGTTCTCTTTGCTAATTCATCTCCAAGAAGATTATAGTCAGTTCTGGTGACAATATCTCTTAAAACACCATTTTTGACCTCTGCGAGTTGCACAAAACTCTGATCATTAAGGTCATCAGTGGTTTTTTTGAATAATGTTGTTGAAATTTTCAGTCGATCTGCTCCAGGAGCAGCAAAATTATTGTATCCTTGAGCATTATCATTCAGAGAAGGGTCAAGATCTGAAGAAATGATGGATTCTACAACATTTAGACCAATTCTATAGCTTGGAGTGTCTCCATATTGGTCCAAAATGAGCAAATCTGAGGCAACATCAACAAAATATCCCCTCAAAAAGTAAACACCATCATTAATTGCAAATGCAGAGGCAGTTGCAGCAGCATTTGAGGAAATTGTTCTCGAAAAACCCTCCCCAGCACTGATAAAAGTGGTGCTAAAAGTGATATTTTCATCAGTTAAGAGGACTTCATTGTCCAAAAACTGCTCAGTTGTCAAATCTGTGCTGCTTGACTCAAAATAATCAACATAAAGTGTGAAATTGCCCCTTTCTGACTGCCCATCAGTGATGTAAGTGACCACTTTTGCAGTAATTCCAGAGGTTTCACCAGTAATTGTCTTGCCAACCAGTTGATCTAAGTAGACTGAAACAGGAATTCCTAAGAATTCTGACTCAATTTGGATGGCATAGAAGGGATTTAGGTATGTGACACCACCAGGAATGACCTGTGCACCCTCTTTGAAGAGGTGATTTCCTACATCCTCAACTTGATTTTGAAGAATTGACTGTAGAGTGGTTAATTCTCTTGCCTGGACAGGATATCCTGGCTTGAAAAGAACCTTGTAGTAGTTACTCTGTGGGTCAAAATCGTCAAAATAAGGAGCAACGTTGAGGTTAGTTTCCTGTGGCATGATTTTTTAGAACTGCAAGATAATTTTTACGTCTTCTTTCTGTGAGGAAGACCTTGTAACAGAGGGTCTATTGTCAATGTAAATCATGTTTCCAGAGTATTTCTCAGACTCGGGTTGAGAAACACCATTTACAAAATTCTGACCAAGATAGTATGTCCTACTATTTATTACTGTCGATACACCTTGAAAACTAGTTTGAATTGCTAGTGTATTGTCTGCACCAACAATGCTGAAGCTTCCTCCAGTGTTAATATCTGCAGTGAACCTGTTCAGGTCAAATCCATAATCTGGGTTTGTATTTTGAGTGCCATCATAGTTAAATCCAGCAAGAGAATTATCTTGCCAGTACTTCAAAACACCAGTGAGTTGGTCATATGAAACAACTCTTCCAATTGCAGTTGAACCAACTCCAACTGTTTGTGTGATATATGAGTCTGGATTGAAAACTGCTGAACTATAACCAGTTCCAGTCAACTTTAGAGCATAGACTGCACTTGCTTTATCCAGAGTCAGATTCTGAGATGAACCATATGCTTTAGGATTCTCAACCAGTCCAACTGAAGCAAACTCATTACCAGTAATAAAGTCTGGATTTTCAGTATCATTTTCAAATCTAGAGTATGTCAGGACATTGTATGCACCCAACTCTCTGTAAACATCAGCACCATGTCCACCAGGAGGTGGAATGATTACATTAAAGACTGGAGCAGTTGTACCAGTAGGAACACCACCTGCTACAAGATCGACAGTTCCATAGGTATATCCAGAACCACCCTTTGAAACTGTGATGCTTTCTACTTGAGAATCATTATTGATAACAATGGTTGCTGTTGCACCTTTGCCATCTCCAAGAATTGGAACTCCAGTATATGTTGTGTTTGCATTACCAAGTGCAACACCTCTGCCTCTGATTGTGATAATTTTTAATTGACCACTTGTTGAAGCATTATTTCTAACTGGTGCATATGTACTGCTAGTATACCACTCAGATGGGACAGGGATATAATTTGTTGAGTCAAATTTGATTGCCTGTGATGGACTAATTGTATAAAGATATTTCCAAATATAACCATCACCACTAGAACCAGCAGCTCTTGGTTCAAGGTCTGTAAAGGTTGGTTCATCTAATGAAGGACCACCTCTAAAGTTGTTCTCTGGAGTTGCATTATTATAGAGACAAACATAAACTCTGTAATCAGAGTTCATCACATAATAATTTGCATCATAGATATCAAAAACACCAGATGGTTGAGATGCATTATCTCTACTGATATCATTTCTCCACATGTCATAGGTGACACCTGAAGTCCAAGTATTTTTCTTAACAACCTGACTTACATCACTTGGCGCAATTTTCTTTAACGCCAACATCCCATCCCAATATTTATTGTCCACCTCCTCAAAATTATCAATTGGGGAAGGTGGACTTGTATTCCAATCTGACTGATAGTCAGAGGCATTAGGAATACCAATAAATGTATAGTAAGAATTTGAACTGGATTGTACTCCGGCAACAAAATTCTTTGCATTCAAGATACGAAGTTGGTCAGTAATTATCGCTGCCATTTGTAAACAGAATTTTCTTTATTTATTAGGGATTATGATGTATAGTTTCTAAATCTCAATGAATTAGATCTTGTTACAAGAGCAGAAGTTGAAATTCCTGTGTAACCATTATCACCATAGAAATTGAAACTTTGTGAATTAGTTCTGGTATCAAGAGAAATCTTGCCCCAACTAAACTCACCCATGTCAGGCAGACTTGTATAAGCAATTCCACTTCCAACAGTGTCTACATTTACAAATACTCTTCTGCAAGTAGTTGTAATTCCAGTTGTAGACCCTGCAGTGATAAAGAGATCATTGTCTTCATAGCTGCTGACTTGATATACACAATCCAAGAATGTTGTTCCAATACCAATGGTTGCACCACTTTGATCTTCTGATGCAAATGTGCTTCCAATAGTAATGTTGGTATAGAATGCTGTAAAGTAATCAGTTGTCGAAATACCACTGACTGTAACTGCAGTTCCAACCAGACTTGAATTTCTCATAAAGGAATCCATAGGAATAAATGTATCAAAGTAGAACTGGTCCTGAGAACCAGATGTTGTTGTTCCAACTCCAACAATGATTCCATAATCACCAACATAAGAACTTACATTAATTTCCTCAGAAACTACCTTTGGAGATTCAATCAAAACTACAGGAGCATTTGTACTGGTGTATCCAGTTCCAGGACCTGTAATAGTCAGTGCTGTAACAGTTCCAACTCCACTGATAGTTGCAGTTGCAGTTGCAGTAACAGCACCTCCAACAGGATTAGCAATTGTAACTGAAGGTGCAAGGGTGTATCCAAGACCAGCATTACTAATCACCAGTGATGATACAGTTCCAGCAGTAGAAACAACTGCTGTTGCTGCAGCAGCAACAACTGTGTCTTGAGATGTAATTGTGATTACATCTTGGAATGCTCTAATTGTTGATTCATTAGTTCCATCAAACAGTGGTCTTAAGGTATCAACATAAACAGTATCTGTGCTGGTTCCAACATTCTTGAGGATGAATGCTGAAGGATAAACCTGAGGTTCATACTCAATTCTATCCTTGCCAACCTTCTTACCTTCAATAACCTTATCAACCAATTGTTTGCACCAGGTTACTGGTCTCAGAAGTGATCTATTTGTTGTAACACCAGGTCCAGAATATGGATTAGTAGAAACAGTATCAACAGTATTGATTCCTGTTACTGTTCTTGCATCTTCATTCAGAGCAGCACTTTGTCCTTTGCTTGCATTATTATCAATATCAAGAGTATCACCAACCTTAACAGTTTCAAGAACATCGACAAATCTAACATCAATATCTGCAGTTCCCTTATAGAACAGGAACTTAGAAGTGTCTCCTGCCTTAGGTGCTTCAACAAATGTAATGTTGCTTCCACCCTTATACTCATATGCAGATCTTGGGTCTTGCAGAATATCATTGATAAAGACTAAGAGTGCTTGCTCAAGGTCAATATTGGAACCTTTAGCAGATGATGCAGAGAATGGTTGCTCATTCAATTTGAGTGAGAAAGTCTGCTGGGAACCATTAAACTCTCTATCAAGACTATCCAATACTTCAAGTTGACCAACGACCCATCCATTGAATTGGTCAGAGTATGATCTCTCAACAGTAAGTTGGAATTCATCATATGTAAGAGTTGTATCAGTTGGAATTCCAGTAGTTCCGCCAACAGCAAAAGTAAGGATATCACCATTCTGATATCCATAACCATAGTTAGTAATTTCAAAGTTGATAACACTTGAACCTTGACCAACTGTAATCTCAGCAGTTGCACTCTGACCAGCACCAGAGGGAGAATCAGAACTATAAATCAGAGGGATATCCGAATAAGGAAGTGGTGAATCAAAGACAACTAGTGGTGGATTAGTGCTGGTGTAACCTGCACCAGGATTTGTAATTGCAACACTGACAATGTGACCACCACTAATTGCAGCAGTACCAATAAATTCAATATTAGGAACTCCAGTGCTCAGAGTTTGAACACCAACATTTACAATAGTTTGAATTCCTGCTCTATATCCAGAACCAGTGTTACCAATACTAATAGATGTAATTGTTCCAAGACCAGAAACAACAGCAGTTCCACCAGCAGAAACAAGAGGTTGATAACCAAATCCTTCAGTTGATGCCAATGAGACCATTAATCCACCAATTGGTAAATCTGTTCTATTTGGATCATAACCATATGGAGCATCAGCACCACCAGTAAATCTGATGGTTGTAATGCCACTTTCTTCAAAGAGATAGTCTCCTCTCTGATAGTTCTCTGGTTGTGCACCTTGAGGTGCCTGGAAGATGCCATTGATAAGAACAATACCATTGTCTGTGGAGAATCCAGTGATATCAGTTGCATTAGATTTCAATGTGAAGGTACTTTGAATACCTGTAAATTGATTGGATATATCATCAAAGACATAGTTCTTGGTATAAGTCTCTTCTGTAGAATTTGTAATACCAGATCTCAGGAACACTCTGCCCTGGAAGGTAGAACTTGTAGTAATTCCACTCCAATCAGTTTGATCAGGGTCAACAGTAGTTCCAACACCAACAGGTGTGTTGCCATAAGGAGCACTAGTGAAGTGGAGAGTATTACCAATGATGTTATAGTTGCCACCAAGTTTAGTTACAACGTCTCCAGAATAATGACGTTTGACCTGTGTACCCATTGATGCTCTTCTAACAAGAATATCATTGGAACTACCACCAATACCAACAGACCTGACAGTCATAACTTCATCATTAATTTGTATCAAGTCTTCAGCAAAGATGGAGGTGACTCCACTCAGAGTAATAGTGGTATCAAAGACAATATTTTGGTCAAGAGAATATGTAACTCCTGCTGATACAATTGGTGATTGAATGATATTATCAACAGCAACCATAACCTTTGGATTCTGATTTGTTGCTGTAATATTATGTGAGGTTCCAATTCCAACAGAAGTCAGATCAAATGTTACAGGATTTGCTGCAAGTGCATTTTCTGCAGTAGAAGCAAACTTAAGATCTACATTATTTTGCTTGACAACAAACAATTCATTTGGAAGTTTATCAGTGCTACCAATTCCAGGAACAGTTGTTGTTGCAATACCAATTGCCTGAGTTGTTCCTGCTCCTGCATGACTGTAGATGACCTTTTCTCCAGTTACAAAGAAGTGGTCTACAATCTTGATTACATTATTTGTAGTGTCAACGATAGCAGAGTCACTTCCATTGAAGTATCTCTCAAAGATATTCAGTCCATCATGTGTAAGACCAAATGCAGTCTTGAGGTCCAACAGAGTACCAGTATATTCTCTGTGATTTGTTTCAATTTCACTATTGTGGAATGAAATTGTATGCTCTGAGTGCTCATCATCATAAATGTAAAGTTGCATAGAGTATACTCTTACCTGCATCTCTGCATTGGCAATTGGAGTATATGTTAACTGATAACCACCACTTGATGTATCAAATCCAACAGTACCAAGACTATCAGAACTGGTATAAAGATTTGCAAACTCAACATAACCATCATCATTAACCTCAGCATCTACAGTAATTGCCTCAAACATTTCATACTGAGAGTTGGTTAAATCCTCAACTGAAACAATGAAGTATGATGCTCCAATTGGTGAATGATAAGATGCAATAACATTTGCTGTTGGTGACCCAGAAGCAGCAATGTTTGTTTGATATGACTGAATGACTGCTGCGTCAAGTGCTACTGATGAAATACCAGTTACAGAAGTATCAGCAATAGAAACTACATTGACATTTGCAGTACAAGCAGTAGCAACACTAGGAATGAAATCAATGTTGATATTTGAACCACTAATATATGGACTAAATGTTCCAAAACCAGATGTTCCACCAGTATACAAATCACCAAACTCAGTGGTATAAACATCTGTTCCATCATGGATTAAATTAATCTCTGATGCACTAAACTGTCCACCATTATCAATTTGAACCAATACTTTAGATGACCTAAAGGTTGTTCCAATAGAGGCAATTGTTGTTGTTGTAGCAGCAGCAACATCAGTATGGAAACTATTGATGAAAACTACATCACCAATATTGGTAGATCCAACCCCAGTTAGATTATCAAAAATTGTGAATGAGACTGATGAAATATCATATTCTGTGAATTCATAATCCACTGGATAGAACATAATATCAAATCCACTATCAGTAGCAACATATTCATAATCACCAATGTGTGCACCAGTATCAACATCTGCATACTGTTGAATATAACCAACATTGTCATTCTGAAGAACAGAAATGATAATTGCTTGCTTTTCATCAGAAAGGTTTCTGTCTTGTGTTAAAGCAAAAACTCTATTGTATGTTGCATTACTAGCAAAACTTGCAGCAGGTAAAAATGGATCAGGTCTTGCAATACTATTAAACTGACTGCTTACATCATCAATGTAAAGAACTCTATTACCAATTGATTCAAAGTAATCAGAAAGAATTCTATTATCAAAGATAATTTCATCGGATACTAACTTGCCACCAATATTTGCAGTGACTTCACTAACTTCATCAAAGTCATGGAAGCAATTTAATCTACCAACTCCAATGATATCAACAACAGTCTCAACATTGCTGTCTTCAGGTCTTGTAATGCCCTGTGGTGTATCTTCAATGCTTTCAACAATCAAATCAGCAAACTTAGCAAAACCTGCTGTATGGTTCAGAGCACTTACAGGATCATCCCAAGTTCCAAATGGAATCTTAGATTTCAGTGAATATGATAAGTTCTGATAATACTCATTATTTGGCATTCTCTGGAAGTTGTCATTTAAGAAACCAGAATTTGTCTGCCAACCATCAACAACTGTTGCTCCAGCACCAGTCTTAATTTCTGCTTTAAATTCAATCTTGGATTCAACAACACCTTGAGTATTTGAACTCTGACCAATGATTCTATCTCCAACAGAGAATTCTTTTGGTGTGGTGAGATAGAGATACTCACTAAGAGGATTCCATCTTCCTACAACACCAACTTTAGTTCCACTAGTAACTTTTTCATTCTCATAGTAATTGTTAGGCTGAAGAACAGGTTCAAAGATTGGGAAGTGTGATTCAGGAATTGCCCTTCCTGCAGAATTGAGAATATCAACATTTCCAGGAATTTCTGAACCAGACAAAAACTCACTCAGACTATATTCAATCCATGCACCAGAACCACCAAGATTTGGTCTAGTATCTGTAACTTCAAAAAGATTGTAGTTGTAATCAGATGAGTTGTAACCCCTTCCACTAGTTCCAACACCAACACTCAAGTTCTCAACAAGGATCTTTTCACCAGTAACATAGGGGAACTGGGCAGCATCACTGAACTGTTGATCCAATACCAATCTTACAGTCTTAGATGCTGATATGAAACTTACTGAAGCAATTCCAATTCCATTGGAGTTATTAATAGGAAGAATTGTTGGAGGGGTATTGTAAATTCCAAAGGTGTTATTTACAATGTCCACTTCAGTATCACCAAGATTATATCTCAGGTCAATATCACTAACAACTTCTTTTGTGTATCCATCAATGACAATAAGATCTGGTGATACCAAATAATTAAGTCCTTGTGAAACAATTCCAATCCTCTCAAAAGATGTGAGAGGATTCATCTTAAGAACTTCTGGAAGATTAGCAACTGCTCTTACAGTTTCATCAGTTGGATAATCAAAACCAATATTATTGAACTGTGTATTGAGAATGTTGCCAACACTTGTGCTAGCTGGTTTCAAAATTGCTCCACTTCCAAGTCCACTAATTACAGAACTAATTCCTGGAAGAGATTGATAATCATAACCACCATTGAAAATTTTGAGTTCAGCAATAGGACCAGAAGTGTTTCTAGAATTGGTCACATATGATGACTTAGAATTTGCACTAGTGTATACACTAACTTCTGGTCTTGTAGGTACATTATATGTAAATGTAGTGGTCCCTACACCAGATACATTGTATGTTCCATCATAGGAAGTCTTGACTGCTTCAATCTCACTAAAGTTTGGAATGGTATTGTCAATAGAAATTTCTTTCTTGAAATCTGGAATAATATCGAGATTGGTTGGTGTAAACTCATAATAAAGATTGGTTGGAATATAATCACTTACAAAAAGTTTGACATTTGCAGTGGCATCGACTCCAATGTTACCAGTCTTAGTAACTTCAAATGTGCTTGTGGCACCTGAGGTCAGGAATTGAGTGGTGAACTCTTTATCAGTATAAAGATTGAAATCAAATGCAGAATATGAGATGCCATTGCTAATGAATGACAGAGATGAATCTGACAAGTCAAATGTCAGAGTTTCATTTCTCTTTGGTTTGACAAGTGGATTAATCTTTGAAAGTGTTCCACTTGATGCACTGGTAATATCCACATAGTTTGGTTCAGCAGCACTCAGTTCGAACTCCTCTTCAACAAGACGAACCTTAGTCTCATTGTATGGAATGACATAGTACATCTTCTGGTTTGCCAGACCACCTGATGGTGAAGATGATGTGTGAATAACTCTATCACCTAAGGAGAAGTACTCAGTTCCAAATCCAATTGTATTAAGTGCAGTGTCTACATCACCTGCGGCAAAGTCTCTTGGGTCAAATACAATTCTTCTATTATAATCATTGTATCTCACATCAACCACTCTTTCTGTGGTTGGTTTAACTGAAATTGTTACAGTGTCATTATTCTGCAGACCATGTGTGGTTGCAGTAGAAACAGTTACAATATTTTGAGAAACCTGACCAGAAATTACACTATCAAGATTTGTAGTAAAACTATGAGTATTTCCAGTTCCAACACTAGCAAAGTAAAGAAGGGAAAGTGATGTATTGACACCAACATATCCAGTGCTGCTCAAACCAACTTTATTTGAACTAATGCCAATGAAGTTGCCAGAAAGGGGAACAGCATACAGTGTTGAGAATTCTGACAGAGAAGTATAAGCAGTCCCTGTAACACCATTCCAGACAGAGATTGGTGTTCCTCCATTGGTATCATAAGAAACTGTATCATTAAGATTCAGATTGTGATCTGGATAATAAATTGCTCTTGGTTCAACAAATACTTGAGTTGCACCAACTCCAGGATTAGAGAATGTAATAGTTGTACCAACACCTGTTCCAAGAACCGTACCAAGACCAACAGATTCTGCAGGGTCAAAGTAGAGTTCTTCATTGACATAGTATGCTTTGGTAGTTGTAAGTCCACCAATATTGACTCTAAACTTTCTTGGGTCTTCAAGCAGAATCTCTCTGCTAGTATGCGCAACACCAGTAGTTCCTTCATAACCTCTCAGAACTCTAATTCTCTGAGTCTTTGCGTCAACATTTAGAACCTTGACTTTCTCAGTTCCAATATTGAGAATATCATTAGGACGAATGTGTGGATACTGAAGAGCACCAGAAATATAGAAGTAAGTTACAAGACCTGTAGATGCAGAGTTTCCTACTCCCAGTGTAAGAACAAAGTTGTCACTTCTAATACCAACAGTATAACTGCCATTGAATCCCTTGAAGTATGTTGAGATTCCAGAAATCTGAACAATATCATTCTGCTTCAAGTCATGTGGTTCTGCAGCAAATGCAAGATAGGAACCACCATTTCTAATGAACTCTACATTGTAGAAAGAAGTAGTAGCAAGACTGACTTGATTAATTGTCTTTCCTGCAACCTTAAAGACTTTTACATCAGCATCTCTACCACCAGTTCCTTCATTTCTGAAAGATACTTTATCATTAACTTTGTAGTTTGTTCCGCCAGTTAGAATACCAACAGATTCAATGGAACCAACAGAAGTTGCTGTAATGTCAATACTCTGGTCTTGAACCTTAGTCGAATTGAAAATGTAATCATAACCACTCTTTACATCATTTGTATGGTAGTTTGCAGTATTCCTCAGGAGTCCTGACTTTTCAATATCATAATCATTTTGATTTGACTGCAGTTTGAAGTTGAAGTCATTAGGAACTGACTTATAAGTATCTCCAATCAGATATGGGAAGACTGGTCTTCTGTAGTTCTTGAATGGACCAGAAGAATCAACAATGCTGTTAATGGTAGCAAAGTATGCATAAACACCATTTGGATAATCTGGTGTAACACAGAATCTTCCATTGTGCTCATCCAGACTTCCATTTCCAGTAAAGGTGAAGTCCTCTACAAAGAACCCTGCAGGATAGATTGTAACTGGTGGTCTATTAGTAGCAGTTGTGTCCTCTGTATAACCAGAAGTCATTCTGGTTACAGAACCACTGCTTGCATTGGCATATCCATATGGACCATAGATTGGATTGCCATCATATGCCCAACCAATGATTGGTGAGTGTTGAACACTAGAAACTTCTGAGTTATTATTGATTACCAGGTCTGGTGTTCCATACAGTGTATTGTCATCATCATTGCCAGAGATTGCAAAGATAGTTTCTCTCAGTTTTCTTGGAGCATACAAGTGTGAATACTGCAGAGATGTGTCATCAATATTCTGATCAAGAATACCATCATCAGATTCAAAATTAACAAAGTTTCTACTGAATAGGTTGATATTCCAAGACCTAATATTTGCATCAGCAATTGCACCTACACCAGCTGCAGTTACAGTAATGGTAGTTTCTCCAGGTACATATCCAATGCCACTCTTAATGATCTTTACCTCAACAATTCTTCCATTTCTGAGAATTGGTGTAAGTGCTGCATAATTTCCAGTATCACTATTAATTGTGATATCTGGAGGAGAGTTGTATCCAGTTCCACCATTATTGATAAGGATACTGGTGATTCTGCCATTATTGACAACAGGAACCAAAACTGCACCTGTTCCACTATTGAAAGTGATGTCTGGTTGTCTATTAAAATTGATAATCTCAGAGGAACCATATCCAGTTCCTGTAGAGGTTAAATCAACAGACTGGATGGAACCTCTAAAGACTGGTTGAACAACAGCATTAAAGTTCTGTCCTGCTCTGGTTGAAATTCCAGTGGCTCCATTAACACTTACTGTGATTGGCTGATAGTTGAATGAACCTGAACCCTCACTAGTAATATCAACCAGAATACCATTGTTATAATAATAATCTGTTGCTGTGGAACCAACTCCAACTTCAGACAAGGAGAATGTATTATTATCTACCTTGACAACATAGTAGTCCTTGTTTGTTGAAAGACCTGCAACATCAGTTCCAGAGTAACGTACAATCTCCTTTGATTTGTAACCATGATTGGTGATTGTAAATTGATTGAGTGCAGTGCTGATTCCAGCAGTTGGAATGGTTCTTTGCTTATTCTCATAACCACTACCAGGATTAGTTACTACAATGCTAGTAACAACATTCTTTCTAGTTGCAGACTGAAGACTTTGAACGCCTGTTCCAAGAGAAGTAAGATTTACAGTGCTGACACCTACATTAGCATCTCCAACACTAGTATAAAGTTTGATAGTTGAATTATCTACAACCCCAACATAGTAAGATGCTTCAGTTGACAAACCACCAACTTTTGTATTCTTTCCTGCATCATAAATTACTCTTTCACCTTGTGCAAAGTTGTGGAATGTGCTGAAACCAATGGTATCTGCACTTACATCAACTCCTGCAGTTGAAATTGCAACAAAGTCAACTCTATGAATGATAGCAGATGTGTTGACTTCTGCAGCAGCATTTTTGCCATTACCACCACTGATGCTGACTGTAGGTGTTTCTACATAATCAAATCCAGTGTTAATGATATCAATTCTCTCCAAGACACCAGAAACGCAGCACGCACCTGTAGCACCTGTCCCAACTGTATCCGAAATCTGAAGGACTGGTGGATTGATTACATCATAGTTTTGACCACCTCTAGAGATGTCAATAGATTGAATATCTCCATACTTAATGGTATCAATTGACTTGTAGTTTAAAATTTCAACACCATTAATCAAGATACCAGTGAATCCTGGAACAGTACCAAAATCACCACTCTTGTTTACAGGTGGAAGAATACTTCTGTAAATTTTCTGTGGTTGAGGAGTCTTGAGATAATAATCATAGTAAATGATTTTATTATTAGTTACTGTCCCATTGAAAGTTAAGTACTTGCCAGAGAATAAGTCTGCCTTACTTCTAGACAGTCTAACCTGTGTGGAATTCTCTCTCTTGACATAGTAAATTCCTACATCAATATCCTCAAATTTGTTTTCAGTGGTAGTAGTAATTTTAATACCATCAGCATTTGTTGTAGTTGTGCTGACAAGAGAAGACTTGTACCAGACTGCATCACCAGTATAGAGTCCATGATCAGTTGTGGTAGTAAGATTCAGTAGTTCTGTACTTTGATATGTTCCACTGATGTTTATCTTTTTGTCATAAGGATTGGTCTCAACAGAATATCTTGGAATTGAATTGGATGCAACAATTACATCGCCCTCGAAATTGCCATATGTGTTTTGAACATTAGCAACATACTTATTCAGTTGTGGATAATCTCCAGAGTTTCCTTTCAGTAACTGATTCTCTACAACAAAAGTATGAGATACATTGATAGAAGAAGTCAGTCTTGCAATGAAAGATGTGGAAGACCTTACAGAAATGACATTACCAGTGAAGTTAGAACTGTTAGTTACATCTTCCACTAAGACAGAATACTGCTCTTTGAGGAAGTGTGGGTCATAAGTTTCAAATTGATATGAATTTTCAGCAGCATCAACTAATGTAACACTTTCAATGTTCCACTTGGTCTGAATATTTGCTAACCAATTCTTAGACCTTTCAGAAGTATCCTCAAGACCAAGAGACTGAACCTTAATGGTATCTCCTTTCTTGTAGAGATATGTTTTCTCATTCAGACTCAGATTCTTTAATGTGGATGTAATTCTTACCTGAATCTGATCAGAGGTATTAATTCCAGCATAAGCATAAGAATAGTCATCAAATCTGATATCAGTGGTTCTGGACAAAGAAGTGCTAACACCACTTACATTCAGGAACTGGTTGTCATTCTTATCAAGATATTGAATTGAAATGATATTATTGTCTACATCTTTTGCTACTAACTTACCAGTATCAGCAAATCCAACAGTTGAATCTACATCAATAATTGTAGAACCAGCAGATACACTGGTCAAAATCTTTGTTTGTGAATTTGGTTCAAACTCACTAAAAATTGAACCTGTTACATCAATATCTCTTTGGTATCCAAAGTCAATGGAAACCTGATAATATTGACCTTGATCATATTGAATCTGTTCTACATCAGTGACAGAACCTCTGGCACCCGTTGCATCCTGGAACAGAGTGAGATTTTTTAATTGGAGTGGGTCACCTTGAATCTGCTCAACAACAATATCTTGAGTGATTTTGTAATCAGCATTAGATGGACGCAGAAGATACTCTGCAGGTTTAATAACATCTACATCTTCACCATACAGTGCTCTGAATAGAATCTCAAAGGATTGGTCTGTTCCCTTTGACTTATAGAAACTGTCTGCATTAAAGACAAAGTTTCTTTGGTCTAATCCTGAGTATAACTGCCTTTCAGTAAATCCAGGAGTGAATTGATACTTAACCTTCTTGAAAAACTGCTGAAGGAAAAGAATATTCAGATTATAAATTGTCGCACCAGAGCTATGTGTATTTGCCTCTGAAGTGCTAAAAACTAACTCATCGGGGGTATTGGTCCCAATGTAAGATGTAATGCCACTGAAACCCCTTGTACAGTTCACAAAAGAGGAATCTGTCTTATACTCATATCTAATGATTTCATCACCAATTTTAATCAGACCATTGGTATCAGCAAATCCTTGAGTGAAGTTGCCAACTTCTGATGTCTCAATAGTTGTATCTCCATATGAAATATCACTCAGCAAGACAGTAGATGTCTTCAGGTTGAATAACTCATCAACCTTAACGTACTGGTCCAGGTTCTGAACCAAATCATATGTTCCACTTTGAAATTCCTGTGAAACATAATATTGTTGCAGAAAATCTGTAAGAAGGGGGAAGTCCTCCTTTACATAATCAGGAAGTTGACTAGAAACAATATCCTGAAACTTGACTCTATCTACTGCCATTCTTTATTATCTTGTGAGAGATCCGTTTGAATAACTGGAAGTTACTTTGTAATTGCTTCCTGAAATATCATTGCCTGAAGCAATTTCATCAGCAACCATATTAACTGTTACATTACTATTATCTAGCTGCAAATAGAGGTCCTGTAATCCAATAACATCATTGGAATAAGGGGAAACAGAAATCTCAACTAAAGGAGTTCCTCTGTTCACCATTGTTGAAATAATATTGATTGGGTTCAACTTAATTTCACCCTTTTCATAATCAATAACTCCAACATTCCTCTTTACAACTACTGGTTCATTTGGTGCATTCAGTTTGAATAAGAAAATGGACCCTTTCAAAGAAGTTGAATCTGGAGTATCTCCAAGATAAACAGTATCATTGATTCCACTTACTCTAAATCCAGATGACTTAATATTATATCCAGTAGAACTCTTGATGTGGAATCTATTTCCAAAACAAATTTCATACTCAGCAAACTGATTCAGTCTTGCTTCCATATCTCTTCTCATGGTAATAGTTGTCACATTAGAAGTGATGGACTCATGACTATCATCAATAATCTTCAAAAACTTACTGTATTTGAATCTGGCACCAAACTTATTTAACTGAGTTGAATCAGAGTAATTTACAATATTATTCGATACAATAGTCTGTACTGTTGCTGCATCAGGTGCTAGATTTGTATTGTAGTAAACATTTGAGTTTGCTTCAATATACAGGTATTTGAGGTCAACAATCTCAGGAACAATGCCTGCAACACTATATTTCTTTAATGCACTTTGAATGTTCTGCTTAATTGCAGAAGATAAAAACACACCATTATATGGTTTGATGCTAATGAATACTTTACCATATGCAGGAGGGTTTAGATCTTCTCCACCAAAGGCAGAAACTGATTCTGTCTCAGCATAGATGTTAGGAACAATTGCTTCATAATCAGATGCTGTTACTGCTCTATTCTGAGAAGCATAGATTTGAGTAGCATACTTCTTAACAGAATTTACAGATTCAATTGCTTTACCACCATAAGATGATTGAGTGGTGTTAACAGCTGAAATTCCATTGGTGACTACTGATCCATTATTATCTACTAATGAACCAGAGAATGAGAAGTTGGAAAGATTATTTCCATTTTCTCCATTGCAGATAATATAATTTACTTCAATAAAGTTGGGTTCTTCTGGTTTGACACCAAACACTCCATCACCAAACAAGAGTTCATATCTCTCATCAGAGACCTCTTGGAGGAAGTATACGGGGGATGTGGAGGTGATATCAAACAAACTATCAGACTGTCTGTATTTTCTCTGAACAGTTGATGTTGCTGATTCTCTTACATTAACAGTAATCAATGATGAGTCAATTCCAGCATTAGTCAAAGTGAATCTTTGATCTGGAATTCTAGAACTTACTGTGAATGTTTGTTGTACAAAGGTTCCCTCATAAACATCAATGTCATTGAAGAATGCAGATCCTGTAGAATCAACTGGAACTGTGATGTCTGATGGAATTGAGAATGTATAATTTGTATTTCCAAATCTACTTGATGTAGTCAGGACTAGTCCTGCTTTCAGTGTCAATGTAACTGCAGTTGTATTTGATACATCTACAAAGAATGATACTGTTGCTTTTGCAGCCTTTCTAGATCTAGGGACATATCCAATGTT